AAGTCCTCAAACTGGCCCATGCGGAACCGGAGGTATTCTTCGCACGCCTGCTTCACAGCCTGTGCCGTTTCCCGGCTCATGGTGATGGTCACAGTCTCGACCTCTGCCGGGACCTTATTTTTGACATTCATCTTGTCACCTCAACAAATCCTGACAGGCAGGGCGCCATAGCCATCACGCACCAAAATTCCTTCTTTTTCAGTGAAAAACATTGTTGTCTTGAAGGGGAAATTTGCTCTACTGATACCCGCTTCGTCAGCAGCATCAGCCAGCATTTTACACGGGCCGTAATCGCTCCCGATGGAAAAGCCGAAAGCTGGAATGCTTTTCGCGTATTCCTCAATGCTTTTTGTCAACGCCGCCTTGAATGCGTTCACCTGATCCAGCGTAATGTCCTGCTGTGCCATATCTGCGAGGAAGCACGCTGTAACAGAGGTAAAGCTGTCGTCTCCGTTGCTGTGCGGCTGGTGATCCAGCAGCTTCCCAGCCCACCAGCTGACAGCCTTTTCAATATCGTCCCTTGCCAAAATCATGCCGTTTTCCCGCCTTTCTTTTCCAGAGGTGCAGGCTCCGTTCCATAGTCCGGCACCTTGCCGCCCGGCCAGTTGTGCCGCTGGCTGCGCTCGTACTTTTTGACCATTGCTGCCAGCTGAATAGCTTCCACCGCTGCATGGATTGCCGTATCATAAATGAGATTCAGGTGCTCTCGCTTCATGGGTTCGTTTCTCTTGACATTCCGCCAGAGCTGGATCGTCAAGCCAAAGTGGAGCTTCCGCACCTCGTCTACCAGTTCGTCCAGTTCTTCCCGAATTACCGCATACCCTTCATGCGGACTTGCAAACATCCGAAAGCGGCGATTTGCCGCTGCCAGTTCCTTCTTTGCCAGAGCGCGGACATCCTTTGTGATAACGTCCATGGTCATTCCTCCACTCGGCTCTTGATTTCAGCCAGCAGATCATCCAATGGAACATCGGCGAGGCAAAACCCGGCTTCTCCTTCATCCTCGGTAGAGACCCAGAGTGTAGAGGGAAAGTACAAAGCGGGGCGAACACCGCAGGTGTAGTAGTAGTGCCAGTAGTCGTTGGAACCATCAGACTTGACGTACCAGACGTAGTTGCTGTAGCTGGTGCTCGGAGAGCAATTCGGCGTACCGTAAGGCGTCGCCAACCACCACGGCGTATCTACCTTCGGGATCAGCCGCCAATACTTTCCATACTGACGCAGGGTCAACAGGCCGATTCTGTATTCAACGGTTCCGTATTCGGTCTGTCCGGTTGTGTCCTGCAGGTCGATCTTGAACGGAATAAAAGTATCCAGCGGCGTACCCTTCTCGGTAAACTCTGCCAGACAGTTACCCAGATACTTCATAACATCGCTCCGGCGCAGATCGTTTGGACACTCCGGGTCGTCACCATCACGGAACGGCATTTTCGTCCAAATGTCCTTTGCCAGCACCAGACAGCCGTGTTCGTCTGCATCCAGCTTCACAAACTCCTTGCCCAGTGCCTTGAAGATGCCGCCATTTTTCACATTGCCCAAAGTTGTGCTTTTCAAAATCTTGCTCATGGTCGTTTTCCTTTCCTGTTATTCCTGTTCGTTTTCAACCTGCGCGGCTTTCTCTGCAGTTTCCTGTGCAATCACGTCCTGCAAATCGTCGTGCATTTTTTTGACGATATTTTGCTGCCGTCTGGACATCAGTTCCGCGATGATCTCGTCCAGATCATCCGCCACATCGTCCTTGATGTTCATAGGCGCTATCAACGCCCGAAGGATCATGCCGTCTTTTATGGCATAGATGAACCTGCAGTCCTGATTGGCAGGACGCACACAAATTTGTGCAAACTCCTTGTTCAGTTCACCTTCCACCGGTTTCAGCAACTCCGACCGGATGAAACCAACACTGCCATCAGGATTTCGCAACGCGATAAGTTCTTCTCCGTTGACCGCGATCCGAGTTTTGATTTCAGAGGTATTTCCTTCATGTTCCGGTTCGTCGTCCCACTTTACGCCGTACAGTTTCCCGTCGATTGTGCATTCCTCGTGATAGAAGATGTTTTTCATCTTCTTCTGCGGAATACCCAGCATAGCGCCCAGTTCTCCCGCATCCTGCGTTCTGGGGTAGCCGTCCATGCAGTAGAAAGCACTTCCCGTGCCAACAAAAATCCTTCCGCCGTTGTTGATTACCTCACAATGACCGCAGCTTTTGATTTGGGCAGCCAGTGCAGAAAGTTTCATCTTTTTACCACCTCCACATCAGGTCTTTCATCTTCTACAAATTCCGGGTAGGCTCTCCCTGCCCGCGCACGCGCTTCGCGGACTGCCGCATCGGCCTTTTCCGCTTCCAGCTTATACGGCAGCCACATCCTGCTTTTTGTGTAGCTGTCAAAGCCGAACAGCATGATGCTGAACTTTGCCATCGTCTGCTCCCTTCTGTTTATTTTTTCGGCGGGCACTTCCGGGCTTGAACCGGGCGGGGCCTATACCCTATGCTCACATAAAAAGGAGCCGCCGCACCGGGCGGCTCCAAAAGGTCAGTTGATGCCGTTGATAATGGGAATGCTGTTACCGTCGCCAACATAGGCAGGCAGTTCACCGTTCCAGCGGGATTCCACATCGGTGATCTTGTAGTATTCCAGCAGGTTGCTGTTCAGGCTGTCATTCAGGGCGCGGTTTGCTTCCGCCTTTTTCTCTGCAACGTACAACTCTGCGTCCGCTGCAACCTTAGACTTTTCCGCTTCCGCATTGGCTGCGATCAGGTCAGCGTCCGCCGTGGCCTGTGCTTCGACACGGCGCTTGTCGGCGTCAGTCTCGGCTTTTTCCTTTTCCTGCTGGGCCTTGACCTTTGCTTCCACCGCATCGGTAAAGGTATCAGTGAAGTCAAAATTGGTTACGCTGATATACTGCAGGTCGATGTTGTACTGTGCCAGCACTTCCCGCAGTTTCGTGTCCATCTGGGAAGCGACTGCATCCCGGTTAGAAATCAGGCTGCTTGCATCGTAGTGGGCAACTACAGCTTTCACCGTTTCAAGGACACGGGGAGTAATCAGGGTGTCCTCATACTTTTTGCCGACCTCTTTGTAGATGGTCATTGCATTTGCCTGATTGATCCGGTAGCCAACCGCCACACTGGTGGAGACTTCCTGAATGTCAGAACTGAACGCTGACAAGTCCATGCTCATTTCCTGAACACGGTTATCCATCTTCACGATGGACTGCCACGGGGCCTTGAACACCACACCTGCGTCCTTCGTGCCATCCTCGACTTTGCCAAAGGTTGTGACGATGCCGGTATAACCGGTAGGGACATAGGACACACAGGAAATGCCGATAAAAATGACGGCCACCACCGCCGGGATGATTGCAGCTCTTTTTGCATCATCCGAGAAAATCAGGACTGCCAGCGCAATCAGTGCAAACAGTGCGCCGATAATAAAAAGAATCATATTTCCTCGCTTTCGCTCATTTGCTTATGTACGGGCGAAAGCTGCGGTGGGGTCTGATCTTGGCAGGTTTGGTTTCCAGTGGTTTATAAAAAGCTCACCTGCCCCTCAATGTTTTTCTTCTTCGGTTCTCTCGGTCTATACTTTTTGTTCTCGTCCAGAACGTCCACCGGGTTGAACTCAAAGTGCTTGCACTTGTTCGGATTTCTTATCTGCTTGCCCTCTCGCATTTCGTCTTTTGCTTCGCAGTAAATCAAATCGTCGTCATTCAGAACCGCCAGAGAACAATACCGGCAATACTGTGTCACTCTTTGCCCTCCGTAAAAATATCAGTGTACTTCGTGTACACCCTGCCGTTGTGGAAGTATAGGTTGTAATCACTCTGAGTAATGTACCACCAGAGCTTTTTGTGGTACTTCGTCAGCAGCTCGTGGAGGTGGTAAGTTTCCTTGTAGTTTTCGTCCACACGCTGACGAAAAGAAAGTTCGTCAATCTCTTTGCTGTTCTTGGCCCGGTCAGTCGTAAACACACCTTTGTGTTGTTGTCCATGCTTTTTGCTGTAAGAGCCAGACGGACACCATGTTGCAACCGGTGTCACAATGTCTGTTGGAAACAGCGGTGGCAAATTTTTTAGCCAAAGGCAGGTCTTTTTACTGTACGGGTGTCCATACTCATACGGCTGTATCGTTTGCGTGTACTGCGGCAGGCAGAAAACGCGACTTGGGATCGGATTTTCTATGCAAATCCGTGGAACATCCGCCCACCAGAAGCGCATAAAAAGATCGCGGCCCTCAATTCCTTTCATGACACGATCTGCTTGAAGCACATGACCTTTCCAAAGGTGTCTTGCCCCTGCGTTGCTCAGGTATGTACAAGGCGGGTGCGCAATGAGCAAATCCCACGCATCAATATAATGTCCCTTGTCGTTCATTGTGACGATTTGCCCCCCCCGCAGAGCGGTTACAGCATCGCCCAGAATGTGCCACTCCGGGTGTCCGCCGGACGGCTCTTGAATATCGCATGAGTATGCTTCATGCCCCCTTCGCCGAAAAGCCTTGCACACTTCTTGACTTTCCTCGCAGGCTATGAGAACTTTCATCGCTCACCCTCCAAGTTTCGGATCGGGGCATTCCCACTTGTAGTCCTTAAATTGAATCAGACGATACGTTGCGATCTCGCCCTCTACGATCTCGATTTCCTTGTTGAACTCCATGCCCATTTCGTAGCCGTACACTCTAAAATCCAAGTTGTACTTTTTGGACATTTCAATATAGGGCTGCTCTTCGATATTCCATGCAGCTTTCATGTTCACAACGAGGATCGACTTCTTGCCCTCTTCGCAGAAGTCCACATACTCGCCTTTTTCTATGAAGTTTCTTCTCGTCCCCTCGATATGAGCACTCTTGTCTACATACAGATACATTTCTTCGCTGTCGGGGTCGTGCTCAAATCGGACAGCACCCTTTACAAGCTCCGTGTGTGCGCCGTCGCCTAGCCAGTTCGTAGTGTAGCAATGCAGGCATTCCTCCACCCACCGCTTAATATCTTCCGGTTTCCCGCGGACTTTCAATTTTCCCTCTACCCAGTTCGGCATAATTTATTCTCCTTTCAAAATCCACACCCGATGCTCACCGTACCCGCTCCACGCAAGCGCGTTCTCATGGGTATCAACAGCAACGTCAAGGTGCGCTCCCTGCACTCCCGCGCCCTTGTCCTGCACAATGCGGATTCCTACACCCTCAATGTACAAAACCGTACCGTATGGAAAAATGGACTGGTCTGCCGCTACGGTGACGCCTGCCTGTATGGGCTGTCCGCTGGCCGTAATTCCGTGTCCTTCTCCGCAGATATGTTCGTACTGTTCTGTGCAATATGCCGTGCAGAAAAATGTACCTGCCTCTGTCAGCTCGATTTTCCTGTCCGCTGTTTCATCAAGGCGAATTTGCAGAGAATCAATAACTTCCTCGTCCTCTACAGCCCGGTCGATCCAGTTCTGTGCACGGCTTGCGTAAATATCCCGCTGGGTCTCAAGGTCTGCAATACGGCTTTTCAGCACGCCGACCTTTGCGCTGTTGACGATCTCAGCCGCGAAGAACAATACCAGAATCGTTTTCATTTTCCGTGTCATTTCTACACCTCGCTGTCGGTCATCTTTCTTCCCTGTACTTCATGCCGAGAAAGTCCGCGACGCCAAAACTTCCATCTTCGCAGCAATGCGTTTCATGCATAAGCGGTTGGTTTTCAAGTTTTGTCGGTGGCTCAATCCCGCTGGCGGCAAGCGCTGCATTAGCCATTGCTTTCCGAGCTGTCCATTCGTCACCAGTTCCGCCGTTGGTGAATGTTTTCCCGCACAGCCTGCACCTGAACGTCATGTAGTGTCCCTTCATTACTTTTTCCCTTCTTTTATTTCTTGCACGGGTGGCCGGAATCGAACCGGCTTGCCTGCCGATGGGGGATCAGAACGGCGGACAACTTCCTTGCTACACCCGCATATCAGAACCCACCGCGCAAGAGAGCAGCGCGGCGGGCCGGTCTTGGTCAAGCAGACCTTCCACCTTTGGCTTGGGTGGATCGGACAAGGCATTTCTTCGCTCATGCGGCGTGCACGCCCAAATCGGTTTCCGCACCGTCATGCGGGCGTAGCTTGGCAGAAAGGCAGCGTGGTCTTGCACCAGCTTACACGGGAGAAACGCCGCCATACGGCACCCTCTGCCCCTGTCGGTGCGTCAAATTATGGACAAACGCACCGGCTTCCATGAATACCTGCTGCAAAGCGGCGCGGACGGGGTGTGGCCCCGCTGGCGGTTTCCCCCTGCGTCGTTTCAAGGTTCAGCCCCGCGCCATATAAAAGCCGCCGCGCTGACGCGGTGCGTGGCGGCTCATTCATACCTTAGATGTTTTTGTATCAGCAGCACCCTTGGTTTTTTCGTAACGTTCACAGTTCGTATCATAGCCACTGCACGGCGCACACCGCTTGTGGGTGATCTCGAACGTATGCCTGCACTGTTCATTTTTGTGCAGGGCTTTTTCGGTGGGACTTCTGTTATGTACCTTCATTTACATCCTCAGAAAGGAACTTCGTCGTAGTGTGTAGCGATCATATCCGCGAAGTGCAGACACAGGGCTTCCGGGTAGCGGTCATAAACAGCACTGAGCGTATCCCAGTCCTGCGACCCGCTGTATGCTCCCATGTGCCAGCGAATCGCCACGATCTCCCGCGCCGTCAGCTTGATGTACTGCTGTGCCATGATGACGCTTCCTTCTCCATGGCCCACCAGACCGGCGTCAAAGTATTCGTACTCACCTTTGCCTTTATCGCGGTACTTGCCCACCTTGCAATAGTCGTGCAGGAGCGCTGCCGCAAGAACTTCATTCCGGTGACATTTCTTGAAAGCGTGATTCGTTCTGCACAGTTCCATTGCCGCCTCTGCCACACAAACCGAGTGCTCACACAGACCGCCGGGATGGTTGGAATGGTGCTTAATGCTGGCAGGCTTTTCAAAGAATCCCAAAGTCACCATCTGCTGCCAGAGGTTTTCCGCTCCCGGACGATCAGCAAGGCCGCTCTCCGCCCAGAGAACCTCAAACTTTTCTTTCGGCTTCATGTCCTCATACAGTTTTTCGTTATCCATGGTTCGGCTCCTTCTGTTTCAAAAATTCTGCCCGGCCCTCCGGGTATCTTGTCGGTCTGTCGAAAATCTCCGGGTGCTTTTCGAGCATATCCAAAAGCATTTCCCGCATGGACGCCGCCACAAAGGGCGTAAATTCACTGTTCACGCTCCCCCGCCTTTCTGCTTGTATTTCTGGCAGCGGGTTTTGTTTTCGTTCCTCCCGCCATTGGAACCGCCTTGTGTCAGTTCTCCGGCTCAAAGAACATTGCCACAAAGGCTTTCAGCTGGTTGACTGCAGCTTCTTTTTCGGCTTCCGTCTTGGCCGTCTTTTCAGCCCAGCAGTCCTTGACCATTTCATTGATAATCTCAAACATACTGTCTTTCAGACCTGCCAGATTTTCCTCGTCGTCTGCTACTGCCATGAGGACACGGGCCACAATAAGCTCTGCCGCCGTCATCATGCCAACCGAACCGCCGTGAATGCTGACTTCCAGACCGTCAGCCGTTCCCACGGCTGTGATTTTTACATTGCAGTTCATATTCCGACCTCCAAACTCAGCCGTTCGACAACTTGTCGGCCAGCGCCATAATGAAGTCCTTGAAGCCCGGCTCTGTCTCTGCAAACTGCCGGGCCATGCGGAACCCCACCGTTTCGCCAACGGGAGGCTTTTCCTTCTTCTCTGCCGGAGCCGCCTTTCCCTGCGCTTCCAAATCGTTCTGCACCGCATCAGGAATTTTGTCCTGAATCTTCTTGATAACGTACGGACGAAGCGGTTCGGGAACTTCTGCTACAACGCTGCC